ACCTCATTTTGCATAAGTTCTTCAATTGATGTGGAAAAGTCAGCCATTTGAGATTCGTCAACCTTTTTTTCTAGCTTCAAAAGCCCGGTCGGAACCGTCTTGGTTCCCTCATCGGGTGTTCTGGCGAGTGCTTGACGAGCGAGTTCCTCATTGACTGATAATGGCTCGGCTGAAGATGGAATTTCACTTATAAGAGTACTCGCGTCTGGATCGTAGGTCAGCATCCTTTCTGATTTTCAAAACGAAATTAAGAGGCGTATCAAGGCGCGCCACGCTTCACGACGTTGACTGACCCACCTCTTCTCTTGATGACTGGTTCGGGCTGAGCAGGTCTCAGTGCGGCTCTCGGGTTATAGTGCCTCTGGTGGTACTGCCAAAAGGATGAAGAGCCTACACGAAAATTCCGCCGTATGGGCGCCTTGTACCAAAAGACACAATCAGTGATACGGTTGGACTTGGATGTGTTATCAAGGACGAGACACTCGTAGTTTTCAGTACACGCATCCATCACCTGACAAAACTGGTCAAAGGTTGGGAACACACCAAAGAACGCTTTATAAAGGTTCTCACGGTTCTGACGGACGTTGTCCCTGAGCGCAAAGACGTAGTCCACGTTGGTACGAATCATAGGGGTCATATCCATACAGTACTGAGTCGTCATCATGAAGAATATCTTCCAGTGGCGGCCATTCATAAAAAGTTGACGGATGGCTGTATCACGCATAAAGGATCTGTCGTACATACAATCGTCCATGAGAACGAATACAGGGCTACACCGACCAACGGCCAAAAGCTTCTTTTGACGATCTATGATTCGCTCAAGAGCATCACGGTTATAGTCCCCGAACACAAAGAGATCCGGTATGAATTGTTTATAGTACCCGTTCCCTTCTTCTGTCCCTGACATGGCGATACCGGCTGGTAAGTGTTTCTTGTGCCACAAAATATCCGTGACGAGTGTTGATTTACCCGTTCCTCTTTTTCCTATGAATACACAGACCTTATCATCGGCCATCTTGGACGGGTCGAACTTTCGGAGTGCCAAAGCCATACTCCTTCCTACAATTTTGAAACAAAATAGGAGGTGCCCTGAAGCGCAGCCGCCTTAAAGTTTCGGGTCGTTTTCAAACTAAATGAAGTCTGGTCAGGGCGACATGGATACGACGCAAATTGAGAATGCCGCCATGGATCTTTTCTTACCCGTCATGGAATCAGCGACAGTCTTGGCCGCACACTATACCAAGGCGTGTGGCCGAACCTGTATAACGGCTCAGGACATGAGTTACGGTCTGATGTACGCAGCTCGGAATGTAACGGGGCGACACACGGGATCCTTGTACCCAGAAGTTTGGGAGGAGGAGTCCGAGTCGCACAGCGACTCGTCCGATTCCGACCCGGACTCCGAGGGGGACGAAGACCCCTGGACCCGGTATGAAGGTTCAGATGATATGGCCGTCAAAATGAATGAGTGTGCTGATACGTGGGATCAATGGATTCCAGCAAACCCAACTGAACGTGCGTTGAAAAACGCCGTGGACAAAAATTCCTTTTTTGGTAGGGAATGAGATACTGGGTCGTGGAGGACGAGGAAGAAGAAGAAATCAGGTACTCGAACATACTTCAAGAGGAGGAGTTTGAAGAGGACGACCCGGAAGGCTTTGAGGGTCTCCAGAAAGGGTCGAACCTTATAGAAGAAGAGGACGAGTATACAGGTCCAGTTCCTTGGGATCCTTCTGAAATATTTTTTGTTTATATATAGTACAAATGGCATCTACGGTTATGAATCTTGCGACCACCATCGAGTCTCAAGGTATAAATTCCTTGATCAACGGGTTTTCCTTCGCGTCCGCGTTGGCCTGGTTCGCTGTCGTTCAGGCTGTCATTGAGAAGTACGTGAAGACTGGCTCAGGCGTCAAGGCGCACCTCATCGCGGCTCTTCTGACGACCCTTCTGTCCATCTTCGTGTTTATGATCGCCAAGAAGTTCATTAAGAACGTGGAGATCAAGGAGCCAGGTCAGCCACTGTTCGCCGTGACCCGCTAAGCTGCTCGAGGAATCATTTTGACACCTCCAGGGACGGAGCTTGAGACTTCAGACCCTTTCAGGGTCTTAAAGGCTACGATAGCTCCAATCAAAACTAAAACTATGATCCACCAGTGAAAACGCCGCTTAGGTTCGGGTGGTGGAGGCGGCATGACTTTCATCGCCTCCACGATTCGTTTAATTTCAATCTGTTCGAGAGGTTCAGGCGGCGGGAGCGCCGGCTTCGGGTCAGGACGCAGGTACACGCGCAGGACAAAGGCATTTGTGTTCCAGCCCCGAAAGTCCAGTAAGTTCCCGTCCCGATCGATCCATCGAACCGTCAGTCTCTGAAGACTGTTTATGGGTTCAGGATACAGCACGGATATACTATAGTCCTTATTCTCATGAAAATTCTTTATACAGGCTGATCCTACATCCATGATGATGGGTGCAAAGGCTCTGTTTACATTCGAACCTGAAATTGTACCAGTCGTTCCCTGTATAGCTCCAGTGTCTACATGAAACGGTGTTTTCAATTCATCCACGTCCAAAAACACGTAATCGTTCAGAGAAAAGTCCACAAGGGTCGAGCTTCGTATGATGTACAGACCGGAGTACATGGGATCCGTGCTGGACGCAAGAACTGATGTGAGAACAGTGCCCGTCGCCATACCAAGCATCAAGGCGAGTTCACTTGAATTAATTTTGATCGAAAATGAAGACGGGTTTGTGAACAGGTAGTGACCCTCTGATACCAGATAGTTGAGGGCGGGGACGTTTGATGTGGCTGCCGTCACAGCCGCCGCCAGAGTATACGCCGAGTAGAAGCCTTTGTTCAGGCTGATGTTACTTGTACCGTTGAGAGTCAGAACGTTCGACCCGTCTGTCAAGTTGTACATCGTGTTCGGGACTCGAGCCGAGACAAGGTCGACTCGTTCCACGTTACGTAAAGGTCGAGTCAGGTGCAAGACGTACGAGTTGCCTTCAGGGTACAGGGTCACGTCTCTGTTCTGGGAGTCTGCAAAGAGGAGACGCTCCGTCATCTATTTTTGAGTAAGAAACAAATATAGGACATTTTCAGTAATGGATCCCTTTGTCGAGATTCCAAAACCGCCTCCTCCTCAACCCATAGCGGGTCAGTCTCGAGGGGCGGCTGGAGGCGCCATGACGGCTCTTGCCGCTCTGGGGCCTCAAGAACAATACATGTTTGGTGGAGAGTCTCAGTGGGTTCCCGAACTCAAGCAACACTCACCCTTTGTTCAGTCTCACCGTATGCTTAACCCTCTCCAGTCGAACGGAAACCTCTTTTTAGACCCGACAGCATCGTACTCTATTGACATCAAACCTCGAGAGTCAGCTGACCTTTTGACAAACGTGTACTTGTCGGTCGCTTTACCTGCTTTGCCTACAGGGTACGACTACGGACCTCTCGTCGGTCGAGCTATGATTCAAAGAGCCGAGTTTCTCTTGAATGGAGAAGTCATAGAGTCCATCGAGGATGATTGGTACATTATTCGAGACCAACTCTTTTTGGACGCGGATGAAAAGTTGGCCATGTACCAAGCGACCAGCCTCGGACAGTCCGAGGCGAACACAGTCCCAGCAACGTCCCAGGTCAATATGTTGGTTCCGCTCGATTTTTTCTTCTGTCGCCGCCACTCACACAACAGGACGGACGAGCAACGAAACGAAAAGCCGTACTTCCCCCTGTGTGCTCTCCGGAGACAGAGCATCACGATCAGGTTCACGTTCAACACAGCCGCGTGGATCACGGCGGCTCCACACGATGTGAATGGAAACCCTATAGACCTCATAAACCCTCGAGTGCTTATACAAGAAATTACTCTTTCGGATGCTGAACGCGTGTACTATATGACGACTCCTATATCGTATCGCGTGTGCCGTGCCTGGAAAGAGGCCATTCAGGAATATAATAACGGTCAAGTCCGTTTGAATTTTAGTGCAAAATTCCCCGTGTCTATGATTGCCTGGTTCATACGAAACAATCTGTACACGTCACCTGGTTCGAACTACTACAAACAACGGTACAACTACGGATACACGACTGAGTACCTCCCAGCGGCCGTTCCCGTGACCTTTTTCAATGGAGTCCAGATTAAGTTTTTGGACGCTATTCAAAGTGCTACAATTTACCTGAATAACAAGAATATCCTTTCGAACTTCCCAGGAGCTCTGTACTATAGCTACCGTCAGCCTCTTCAGCACAGCCTCTCCGTTCCGACGAAGAACATATACATGTACTGTTTCGGCGAACGTCCCAAAGATTACGATAACATAAAGTACATCAACTTTGCAGATTACGACTCTCAGACGTCCCATCTGGACATTACCTTTAACCCGTCCTTGGCGCCTCAGATTGCCCAGGGGTACACACTGTACCTGTACTACTTCGGGTACTCGACTCTACAGATTAGCGGTGGAAGTTCGAAATTCATTCCTTGAGTACTAACAGAAGAGCATGTCACAGTCTGCTCAAATTATACTCGGCGCTCCAAACCCTTTTACGACGAATCCATCCATGACATATTTTAAAACAAATTATGAGTTCCAGGATTCTCCTCTGGGCGAGTCATTCGAGATTCCTTTTGATAACCAGCAGATCCGGTTCGGAACGACAAGTGAGTGTACAATCCCTGCCTATGGTGACTTGTTTACAAAGGCGTTTTTGCGAGTGACCTTACCGGCTATTTACCCACCCCAAACGGGGACGTACGTGTACCCAAGTACTTCGACCTCTTTTTCCGGGGCTTTGCTCGTTCAAAAGAACTTGACGTACGTCACGGCTGATGGGTCTAATCTGACGGCAAACACGAGCGGAAGTCACTTTTTCTCGGTCGGATCAAACGTCATTTTAACTAAAACGACTTACTTTGACGGGGTGTATACGATATCGAGTGTTCCAGCCTCCAACTCATTCGTGTGCTCCACAAACCTTACAGGTGTTTCATATAACGGAGTCGTCTCGTCCATAGGAATTTTACCAGCGCCCGTCGTAGGGTACTATTCGACTCAAAATTTGAACCTTTGGGCAGAAATACTCGTCAGTAACCAAATTACAGTTACGTATGACCCCAATCAAAATAAATTCGTATTCACGTCCGTCGTGTACCCTTCAGTAACATTTGCGAACGCCCAAGACGCCGCCTTTTGGGGATTTGATTACCTTCAGGGACCTTCTTTTCCTTTTGTGAACGGTGTGCTCGTGTCTCAATGGACACTGACCCAGGGTGGGTGGATCCAGGGGTTCCTCCCGCCGTCTCTTTCAAACTACGATGACTCTGTAGCACACAAACTTATCAAGGAGGCCCGTATCCTTTTAGGTCGCCAAGTCATCAAGAGGTACACGGGTGAATATCTCGAACTCATTAACGATCTCACAATTCCTTATGAAAATAAAGCGATCCTCAAACTCATGAATGGGACTCTAGACTTTACACAGGCTGTTGCTGCACGTGAGTACTATGTATCCTTGCCTCTCGGGTGCGAGTCCATACCCTTATGTGCCTTGACCCGTCAACAAATGAGTATAGAAATAGATTTTGAGGAATACCAGAACCTTTCGAACGACCTCAACAAGGGAACGGGCGACTTTTTCGACCCAAATTCGTACTTGACCTATAACGTGTCTCAGAATCTTCTTAATGGTGCGGATTTCAATGTTTCATCAACCCTTTCATACCAACAGTACATTCTCCTTTTAACGACGGGTGGTATATTTATTGTATATGACACGACAAAACAGATAGATGATCCTGGATCTTACCAAATCATCACGGCTTTTGCAGGACAGACTTCAATTTTCGTAAACTTTGTCATCCTGGGCAACATTCTGTATATCCAACTTTTGAACGGGTACATAGTGAGTGGTTTT